CCTTTATCGCCTTTGTCACCTTTTGGACCAGTAATGGATTTACCTGGGATACCTTGTGGTCCCATTGGTCCAGTATCGCCTTTGTCGCCCTTGTTGGGTTGGACAATAATTTGACCAGCATCACCCTTTTCACCTTTAGGGCCTTGCTGGCTTTTTGTCTTTTGGGCAACCTCTAATGCTCTAGCTGCTAACGCTCGTGCTACGTCATCACGCATTTGGTAGAACCTCTGATAGTTTGTTTACACCAAGCATATCTAAAATCTTCTTATCGGTCTCACCGCCAGCTCCAATCTCTGGATTTTGCTGTGCGGCCTGAGCTGCCATCTGTGCTGCCTGTTGCAAATTATATTGCCTCTCAGCGGAGTCAAAACGCAATTTGCTTGGGATGCCCAACTTGTCTGCAATATAGTCTGTAATCTCTCCGAGCTTTGGAGTTGCCTGACCCTCTGGTCCAAAGCCTTGAGCCATCTGCACGAACTGCATGACGTTGGTTACGTCTTCCATATTCTGAGCCATAGCTAATGGGGCAACTGGTGCTACCTTTACCTCTAGACCATTCACACGCAAAGGCATATCGATAATGCCTCTGTCATCCATCACTTGCAATATCTTAGATACAAGTGGAATCATGGTCTCATTAATCAATCTGCCAAATGCAGATCCAAGATTCTGACTCAACTCCTTCATACGTTCTACGACTTCTGTTGCGGAGCGAGCAGACATATTATCGGGAGGCAAACTCTCGTCTAGCAGTATGCGCTTGATGTTCCCTCGTAGGTCTCCCATGATAATCTGAGCCACATTAAAGTCACCAGCTCGTGGCAATGGCTTTAGTGACTCGCCCTGTGGGCCTCCGTTTCTGGCTACAGGGATGATTGCTCCTGGGATAATCTTGACAGTTGCTGGGTTAAGAACTCCATCGTCAGCAGCTGTATACACACCAGATATAGCCAAAGATGCATTCTTCAATACTAGCTCTAGTGTTTTGTTCAATGTCTTGATATCAGGCAACGCAGTAATCAATGGGCCTCTGCCGTATATTTCACCAGCCACTTTCATATAGCGACTGACTACCCAAGGGCTAGTCTTTAATCTGCGATAGACCAGCTCTTGCTTAGATTCTTTGTGGATAACGTGATAGCAGAAATCTCCACGCTTTGGATCAAATACTGTAGCCTCAATCAACTCAAAGTCTTCTGTTGGCTTGTTGTCTATCTTGGTTTGTAGATCAGATGGAATCTCGGCATCTCTCCATTGCTGAATGATTGCCTCACCCTTAATACGCATACGTCTGTATACATTGTCTACCTGACCATTAGCGCCCTCTTCAAAGGCAACTAAGAACTGTGGCACAGGAATGAAGTTGATTGGTGATGTGTCATCACCAGGCTGAACCATCATTACTGCTGTACCAACTGCTAGGTCAAGTAAGAACTCACCCATCGCAATGTCAAAGTTAGACTGCTTGAGAGTTGCAAACATCTTGTCTGCATAGATATCAAGAGCTGCTGAGGCCTCTGCCTTGCGGTCTTCTGGAATATCTGGGCCAGTTTCTAATCTGCACCACTTACGCTGTGGCGGGAATATTCCTGATTGTAGGCGGTTGGCAAAGCGCTGAGTCGAATTAATAGCGGTTGCATCAAACACACGATTCATCTTCTTAGCACCGCCAACCTTACCATCATAATACCCGTCATAGAGATTACGCTGTGGCAGAGCGAACTCATATGCCTCATCGTATAGGTCTCTAAAATCCTCTTTCTTACGCAACGCAATATCGTGGCGCTTGAGGATGTCTTCGGGTTTTAATCTCATCATTTCAGCCATATCAATCCTTTTTGTGTCTATTTGCAAAGTTACGAGCTGCCTCTTTGCTACCGAATCCCCACGCTTGCAACGCTTTCTTTAAGCGAGTTGGTCTGCCTTTCTCATCTACTAAAGGACCAGCCATCCCACCAAAGCGAGCAGCAAAAGATACCCTTCTTGGGTTGGTTCCACCCTTAACTGGGGCTTGTAGGTTTCCACCTTCTTTGCGCTCAAAGTATTTGCGCCCAGCCTCGTTAAGACCGCCACTTGGGTTCTGATGTTTTTTTAATATCATTCGTACCACTCTAAAAATAATTCAGCCATTTGAGCAGCGCCACTTACATTAGTTAATCTAAATAAATATGTTGTTAATGGATTTAATATTATTTCTAAAGAACCAGCTCCACCGCCACCAGATTTTTTACCAGATCCACCAGCAACAAGCTCTGCATCAATTTCAGTTCCAGTTACTGTTACAGTTGGATTAATCAATATTGCTGATTGACTTGTTGTTGCGCTTGTTCTATTTCTTTTAACTGCCGTAAATGATGTGCCACCAGATACAGTTGCACCCTCATACATATAAAATTCAGCATTACCAGCACAACTTGCATCTATTAATAAATGTGCATATACACCACTAGCCCATGCAATTGCTATATTGCAACTTGCCCCATCTGCTAGTTTTGTTGCATTTGGATAAATGCGATATGCTTTAAATGCACGACCTTCATGCAGTCTTAGGTGGTTAATATCAACAGTTGGGAATGGTCTATCCGAACTCGCAAGAGTCTGTACGTTATCTTTATCAACGTAGCTTGGAGAAACATGGCGAGATTTAGTAGAGAGCGACTCACGCTCAACTGTAATCGGCATTATTTCTTCTTGGGCTTCATTGCAGTCTTAGCGGCTTTAACAAATGCAGCATCTGTAGGAGCGCCAGGAGAGCCAGGCTTACGCATCTTCTCCTTAGATCCCGACTCGATCCGCTCACGTTTTTTATGGATATTGGCATAGAGGCCAGCTTTCATATTAATACCCTCCCGCTTTACGGCCTTCAGATATTGCAATTGCTTTTGCCTGAGCTGGTGTTTTTACTTTCTGACCAGAGCTTGACTTGAGCTTTCCTTTGGAATACTCACGCATTACTTTGGCAACTTTGGCTTGCATCTTATCTGTATCTGGCATATCTATCCTCTATAGGTTTTGATTGGAACCAAGTGTTTCTTGCATACCCATCTCTGCATTTAATCGTGCATCCGATAGGAGTTGACGGCCTCTGCGCTTTGAGCCACGCATTCTTGCGCCAGCCTCTTCTTGTGCTTGTGTTACTTGTGTTGCTTTTTCAGCTTCAGCTTTTTTTCCAGACTCGGCTACTTTTGCTGCGGCTTCCGAAACAGGGTTGTTGTATCCACCACTACCACCGCTAAATACTCCACCCATGATTAGCTCACTTTCATTTCGTTAGATCCAAGCGTTTGAATGCCTGTCTCTGGGGTTAAACGTGTATCGGATAGCAACATACGGCTACCGCCACGAACTCTTGCTCTAGCACGAGCTGCGTTTTGTTCTGCGAGCTGTCGCTTTTCCTCTTCAGCTTGCGCCCTAATCTTTTCGTTCTATGCCTTAGTCTCAGCAGCTGCTCGTTCTGCACCGCTGGTATCTGGAGATCCACCAAATAGTCCACCCATTTAATACCTCGTCATTAGTAAGTAATCTACCTTGTCAGGGCCATACATCTTTAAAACTGTTTCGGTCTCAAACTTTAACGCTTTTGCATAACGTATAGCCCGAATATCGTCAGTTCTAACAGTTATTTGCAATCTGTGCAAGTGCAGATATCGCATTGAGATATCTACAAAGGATCTGCCACATCTGAGCATGGATGCTGGGTACTCTCTAGCCTGATTATCAAAAATGCTCCACATCTCGCCAACTCCACCCCAGAACAAGACAACTCCGAATATCGCTATCGGTCTGTTTCTGTAGAAAGCGGTTACCGCTGTGCCAAGAGTTGATTGGCTATATATCATGGAGCGTAGGTCATAGCCCCTAGCCACAGCCAACAGCTCTGGCTGGGTGGTATCGAGCTGGTCAAAGTGGTCAATAACGAATGGCAGATAGAACACCCCTCTCTTGGGATGCATCTCCTCGTTTAATACCTCGTAGGGTATAGTCACTTTCATCTTGAGAATATATCAAAGTCGCTGTTGGCCACAGTCTGGGCTACATATGTTCTTGATGACACATCCCCTGGGCGAGTCATGCGCTTGTATTCACCGCCACCGAGCAAGAGATATCCAAAGGCATCGCCAACGTGGGAGTGTTCGTTTTTGTTTGGGCTATCCCTAAACCGCTCCTGACCAGAGCCGACTGATACCCGCTTGAAATGGTATCCACCCGCTAGAGACTTGCGTAGTAACTTGCATTTGCTGTCAACCATTAGTCCCGGCTTGCCGTTAATAAGACGTTGCATGGGCGCAGCAGCGGATTCTCTGCGAACCTTGAAGTCGTTTGATGGGGTTGGCTGTGCCTTGAGGCCAAGAGTCCTTAGAAAGTCAAAGGCCGTTACCTCATAGATCGCATCTCTAGCCATACCAGCTGGATCGCCCCACACCAATACTTGCATTCCTGGGTACTTTGCGTTGATTTCAGCCACGAGCTGGTGGCCAAAGCGCTCCAATCCCATGTCAAAGGTAACAATCTCGTCAATTACTTGCCACCTACCACTAGGCAACCTCTGCCCAATCACCGCAGCTGGTGTTAAACCAAAGTCAAGACCAATCTGGATCGGCACAGAGTTGTCTAAAATAGTCTCTCCAGACATGATGTTATCGTCATATTCAGGCCAAACCGACTTGCCCTCTTGGACATAGGTATATTTGCCCTCTGCGTAGCATCTGATCCAATCTAGATTCTTACCCAATAGCATCTGCTGATAGTAGCCAGCCGGTAGATTGGCTACGTTTTCAGCCTTCTTGTTTAACTGCCACCACTTACCCGCTGAGAAGATGCAGTCATTGGCCTCTGGGTTTTCGGGCAGATCGTCTTTGCCGACTTCAATAACCCCGCCAGGTTGCTTGTAAAACTTCCAAGCATATGGTCCTGTCATCTTTTCTTTCTCGGCCATCCTAAACCACCAATGGTCATCATCCATTGGGTTGGTATCCATCCAGATGCCATGCCAACTAGCGCCACCATCTCGCTTGGTAGGGTATCTACCTACTCGGTGTGTAAGGCCATCGATTACAGCCTTGGGCAACTCTCGTGCCTCGTTAACCCATGCCCCTGTTAGCTCTAGGGATAATAGCTTTCTAACGTCTTTCGGTTGGTCAAGCGCTAAGAAGATTACCTCGCAATCGAGACCCGCAGCTCCATCCCTTGCCGGTAGTCGGATGTGGTGGGTAATGGGTGGGGTATAGAGCATTGGCCCAAAGGTATTCTCTGGAAAAAGGTCTTGCCACGTCTTAATTGTGGTTGTCTTGAGTTCGGGGTAGCTATTGCGTACAATGACAAAACGGGTATATCGGACACCATCGATAGGGGAGGGCTTTTGCTGAATGGCTCTGATGAACACCTCAGCAGCGCAAGCATAGGACTTGCCAGACCCTACCGGTCCCATCATCCCACGCACGAATGCATTGCTCGTTAGGAACTTATAAACCTCTGGGGATTTGGAAAAATCTAAGCTAATACCATTGGTCGGTATCTGCTTACTTGACATCTCTTTTGTTTTAGCCATTGATTTTTAACACTTTTCAGTTAATATAAGCTAACTTTATCATTATAAGGTATGTCATGGTACGAAAAGCGTGTAGTGACGAAGAATTTATTGCGGCTTGGAAAGAACACCAATCCCCTGAAAAGGTAAGTTTAGCTATTGGTCTTAGCAATCGCAATGTTATGAAGAGGCGCAGAATAATAGAAAATAAATATGGCATTATTCTAGAGGCTCTGTCACCCTCTGGCCAACCTAAGATTTACATTCCCGATGAGCAGATGCAAGCTAACGTCACCATCGACAATGGTGTCATCTTAGTTGGCTCTGATTGCCACTACAACCCAGAATACGTTACGACAGCTCACCGAGGCTTTGTCCAATTTGTAAAGTATCTGAAACCAAAGATTGTGATTCTTAATGGGGATATTGCGGATTTCGCTAGTATCTCAGCGCATCACCGCATTGGCTGGCAGAAAGGCCCCACAGTCAAAGAAGAGCTAGATGAGATCCAAGACAGGCTCGGAGATATTGAGGCTGTGCGCCCAGCTGGCTGCAAACTGATGATTACGATTGGTAACCATGACCTACGATTCTCAGGCAAGCTGTCTAACATCCTCCCACAGTACGAGGGCATCAAGGGTTTTGATATTGCTGACCACACAATTCATTGGAAATGGTACTGGTCAATCATGGTCAATCAGACTTGCATGATAAAACACCGGTGGCATAACGGGGTTCATGCGGTCTACAACAACACCATGAAATCGGGTACGAGTTTCGTCTCGGGTCATCTACATTCCCTTAAAGTAACACCTTGGACAGACTACACCGGCACACGATATGGAGTTGATACAGGCACAATGGCTTGTATTAAAGATAATCAATTTAGTTATACAGAAAACAACCCTGTCAACTGGAGGGCCGGTTTTGCAATATTGACCTTTATCAATGGCAAACTAATGCCCCCAGAGTTGGCAGAAGTTGTTAATGAGGATGAGGGTTTAATTTACTTTAGGGGTCAATTAATCAAAGTATGAAAATTACGCCTAAGATTATTGAACACATCTATAGTATGTTGTATTGCTGCGAGCCGTTTGCGTCTTGGGACTTACCTTTGCCTGAAGAAATCAAGTTTGTAGTCGATAGCGACCCTGAAGCAATGGGTACTTATTTATATGACGATGGTGAAAAACACGCCCATACCATTACTATATCTGACGCTAGGTGCGGTCATTTAGACACAGTAATTAGAACTATGGCTCATGAGATGATTCATGCAAGCCGATGGGATACAAGCACTCAGGCGTGGACTAAACACGACAAAACCTTTAGAAATAGGGCTAAAGCTGTAGCTACAGAATTAGGCTTTGATCCTTTAGAGTTGTAGCCTGGTCTTAACTATATCTAATAAAGTATCGAACTCAACTTGGTGGTATCTCTCAAAAGCCTTTGCTCCGAGTCCATGCACACCTGTAGCACCTCTGTGATGCTCGGTACATAAGGGAAGTATTGGTGCTTCTGACCGCTTTCCACCGAATCGTCTGACATGGTGAAGCTCTGCGGGGGTGTCATTGAAGCCCATGTGGTAGCATAAGACGCAACCAA